AACATACAAATGGCTTTCACCTCCACAGACCTCACGAATGTTCAAACTGCTATCATGGCCCTGGCCATGGGGACGCGGACCGTCTCCGTCAGCATCGGCGCCAAAACAATCACTTTCAGCCAGGCCCAGCTTAGTGAGTTGCGGGCGTTACGGGAAGAAATCGTCGCCGAAGTGGGCAGCACAGCCGGACGAGCGCAGTTTGTCCTGGCACAGACGGAGAAGGGCCTATGACGCAAGCCGCCGGTTATCTGAAGATCGTTGACGCTCGCGGAGAACGCATCCCCGTCCGGGCGCTTACCGGCGATTACGAGGGCGCCGCCACGGGTCGCCGGATGAGCACCTGGGGCACCTCAACCAGAGGCCCAAACTCCATTCTTTACACGTCCCTGAATCGCTTGCGCGCCCGATCCCGGGAACTCATCCGCAATCATCCCCTCATGGACGGAGGCGTTGACACCTTCGTCGCCAACCTCATCGGATCCGGCATATCTCCGCGCTGGCAGCTCAACGACAAAGTCCTGAAAACGCAAATTCAGGAACTTTGGAACGATTGGACTGAAGAGGCGGACTTTAACAACGGCTGCGATTTTTACGGCCTTCAGTCCCTTGTTTCCCGTGCCTTGATCGACGCCGGCGAATGCCTGGTGCGGGTCATTCCCGTCTATCCAGGCGACAATATTGATTTGACCGTCCCGCTGCAATTGCAGGTCCTGGAGGCGGATCACCTGGACGAAACCTTTAACAGCATGGCCCCGAACGGAAACGAGATCCGTATGGGGATCGAGATTGACAAGATTGGCCGCCGGCAGGCTTATTGGCTATGGAAGGATCATCCGGGCGAGGCGTTTCTGACGTCAAACACAACGGAACGTGTCCGGATCCCCGCCGTCGACATTCGCCACATCTTCCGCCCCCTGCGCGCCGGACAAATGCGCGGCCGCCCCTGGCTCTCTTCGATCATCGTCAAACTCCACGAATTGGATCAATACGAAGACGCTGAGCTTGTCCGCAAGAAGTGCGCCGCCATGTTTGGCGGATTCATCTATGAAGAGTCCCCGCAAATGGGAGACCCCGGAGCCTGGATGGGCCGCACAGGAACGACGGACGACAATGCAAGCGATATCGTCGCCATGGAACCCGGAACATTCCCGGTGTTGCCGTTGGGCAAGAAGGTCGCCTTTTCTAACCCCGTCGATGTCGGCGGCACTTATGAAGTCTGGATCAAACAGCAACTTCGGGAAATTGCCGCAGGCTGGGGAATCACTTACGAGCAGTTAACCGGGGATCTCTCCGGCGTCAATTATTCATCCATCCGCGCTGGCCTGCTGGAATTCCGCCGCAAGTGCTCCATGTTGCAGGCGCAGACGCTGGTTTTCCAGTTATGTCGCCCCGTTTCCCGTTTATGGATGGACGCCGCTGTTTTGTCGGGCGCCCTTACCATTCAGGGATATTTCGCGAACCGTCGCATTTATCGCCGGATCAAATGGCGCCCCGATGGCTGGCCTTGGGTGGACCCGGTAAAGGATCAGTTGGCCCAGCAGATGGCGGTGCGCAACGGCTTCAAGTCCCGCGCCAAGGTGATTGCTGAAATGGGAGACGACATAGAGGCGGTGGATGCGGAAATTGCCGAGGATAACGCCCGCGCCGACAAACTGGGGCTCGTCTATGATACCGACCCGCGCAAGACAGCCAAGACGGGGGCCGTGCAGAAAGCGGTGGATAACGCCCTTGCTGATTCTCTTATAGATGCGGCAACACTTAACGGAGGAAAAAGCAATGTCGAAGAATAAATCAATCATCCAGGTCGCCGGCCGGATTATGAACACGCCCCTTTTGATTCATGCCGATACGCTCAATACCATCCTGGGCCTCATCAACCAACATGGCGGGTTGCATATTTCCGTACCCGGCAAGGAGGCCGCGCTGCAAACGGCAAGACCAGGGGCAGGTTTAAACTCGGCTCCGCAAGATGCACTCGCCGTTATCCCCGTGCATGGCGTCCTGTCTTATCGGGCGGATGAACTGATGGAATGGTTTTTCGGTGATACTTCTTACGAGGCCATCCGGGAGAGTTTCCGCGCCGCCGTCAGCGACCCGGCGGTAAAGGCTATCGTGCTGGATGTGGACAGCCCCGGCGGCGAGGTTTCCGGATGTTTCGACCTGGTAGATGAAATCTATCAGGCCAGAGGAACGAAACCGATTTACGCCGTCGTCAACGAAACGGCTTTTTCAGCCGCCTACGCCATCGCCTCGGCAGCGGAGACGGTCTATTTATCCCGGACGGCTGGGGCCGGGTCCATCGGCGTCATCACCGTTCATCTCGATCAAAGCAAATTCGATGAACAGCAGGGCGCTAAATATACCGTGATCCACACAGGGGCGCGCAAGGCGGATTTCAACTCTCATACGCCCCTGTCGCCGGAAGCGCAGGCCATAGCTCAAAGCATGGTCAACGACGCTTATGAAATATTTGTCAAGACAGTGGCTCGCAATCGGGGCATGACGTCCCAGGCCGTGCGCGATACGGAAGCGGGTTTGTATTTCGGGAAGAAGGCGGTCGAGTCAGGCCTGGCGGATGCCGTCATGCCCTGGACAAAGGCCCTGGATACCATAAAAAAGAATCAACAAGCAGTGAAAGGAGGAACAAGCATGAAGTCATTTCTCGAAAAGATTCAGGCGCTCTTTGCAGAGCAATCGGACCGGGCAGCGGCAGAATCAGGCCTGACGGCAATTCTGGCCGAGGCGGGTTATATCCTTAAGCCGGCGGCAGGCACAGCGGGAACGGGAGCAGAGTCAAATCTTTCTCCGGAGGCGCTCCTGGAACTGGAGCCCGTAAAGACGAAGATAGCAGCGTCTGTCGCTGAAGCGTTAGCGTCCATGAAAGCCAATGTCATCGCCATTTTGGAAGTATGCGCCCTGGCGGATATGAACAAACTGGCCATCGGATTCATCACGGCGGGAACCAGCCTGGAAGACGCCCGCACCAAGGTTATGGCGGATAAGGCCGGGGCATCGGGACGAACCCACATTCGCAGCACCGTCGCCGCTTTGTCCACCGGAGAACCCAATCCATTGGTGGTCGACGCCAAGGAACGCGCGGAAGCGGCGAATAAAAAATAACAACCCATTGGGGACATGACAAAGTTGTGCCCTCACAAAAAAAAGAAAGGAGCATCAACATGTCAGAACAGACCGAAGCAAACAGACTGAATGATATTCTCAAGTTCGAGTTGTCGAACAATCAATCCCGGGAAGTTGTCACGGTATTGTCCGGACAGGACCTCGTCGTCGGGGCCGTCCTGGGCAAAATCAAACTCGGGACATGCCCGACATCAGGAACCCCTGGCAGCAACACCGGCGCCGGAACATGCACTACCGTCACGGCCGGCGTTAAAGCAAAGCTGGGAACCTATACCCAGAAGTGTCTTATTGCCGCCGCCGGAGCGGGAATTTTCAGCGTCGAGGATCCGGACGGCTACGCCCTTCCCGACGCTATCGTCGGAGTGGCCTATGTCAATGACCAGATCAACTTTACCCTGAATGACGGAAGCCCCGATTTTGCCGTAGGCGACAGTTTCACCGTCGCCATCGCTGCCGGTTCTCTCTCCGTCAGATCCATTAAATCCGACGCCGTGGATGGATCCCAGGACGCTTACGGCATCCTGACTGCCGATTGTGATGCCTCCCTGGGGGCCAAGTCCGCAGTGGCTATCGTCCGCGACGCCCAGATCATCGAGGCCAACCTGGTTTGGACGGTATCGCCGGCAGTATCAACCGCGCAGAAAGCGGTGGCTATGGCGCAGTTCAAGGCAATGGGCATCGTTACCAGGACGGAAGCGTAAAACAGACATGGGTACATGACGAAGTCGTGTCCCCGCAAGAAAACAAAATAAATCAAACCTCAAAAGGAGGAAACGAACATGGCTGACGAAATTATAAACCCCTTCGAGCAGGACGCTTTTTCAATGGCGAACCTTTGTGCGGCAATCAACATCCTGCCCAACAGATACGGCAGGGTGGGACAGTTGGGACTTTTTAACGGCACCGGTGGCGGTATCACCACCCGAACAGCGGTTGTGGAGGAACAGAACGGCGTTTTGAATCTGCTCCAAACGCTGCCCGTGGGCGCTCCCGGAACCCAAAACAAGATGGGAAAACGCAAGGTGCGCTCTTTTTCGGTTCCCCATATTCCCCTGGACGACATTATCCGCCCCGAGGAATTTCAGGGTGTCCGGGAATTCGGCATGACCAATTCCATGAAATCACTGGCCACGGTCATGAATAACCACCTTCAAACCGCCCGCGACAAATTCGCCATCACCCTGGAGCATTTGCGGATGGGCGCTCTGAAGGGTATCATTCTCGATGCTGACGCTTCGACGCTCTACAACCTCTATACGGAGTTCGGGATTACGGCGAAAACCGTCAACTTCGTTCTCGGCACCACCACTACGGATGTCGCCGCGAAGTGCCGGGAGGTTGTCCGCCATGTCGAGGACAACCTGAAGGGCGAGATTATGAAGGGCGTGCGTTGCCTGGTCAGCGCAGAGTTTTTTGACGCCTTCATTAGCCATGCGAACGTTGTGAAGTTTTACGTCAACTGGCAGAATGCGGCGCAGATTGCCCAGGTTGACCCGCGCAGTGGATTCAACTTCGCCGGAGTCACCTTTGAGGAATACCGTGGTACGGCGACGGATGCAGACGGCACGGCCCGCAGGTTTATCGCCGCCAACGAAGGCCACGCCTTCCCCGAAGGGACGATGAACACCTTCAAGGACATTTACGCTCCCGGAAACTTCATCGAAGCCGTCAACACACCGGGCATACCTCTTTACGCGAAGCAGGTGATGGAACCGATGGGCCGATGGGTGGACATTCACATGGAATCTAACCCCCTTCCCCTTTGCTGCCGCCCGGCGGTCCTTGTGAAGGTAACGGTAAGCTGATGAATAATGGGGACAGGCTTAAACCTGCCCCCAAACTTCACCGAACTGACGGGGGAAGTCGGCCATGGAAAACGGATTTCTCGTTCTCACCGAAAAAGATTGGGAGAAAATGTCCCAGGAACAACAGAGTTGGGCAATATTCAATACGATGCAGAGCATGAGCAGGCGATTGACAGACCTCGAAAAACGCCCTCTCATGGACAAATGCTGGTCATTTATGGGCGGAGTCATCGGCGGTTTCGCCGCCGCCCTCGGTATTAAGTGGGGAGGTTGATATGGCAAGCCGGAAAATCGAAGACCTCACACCGAGGATGCAGGAAAAGATCAAGCGTTTCGAGACCCGCCTGGCCGAAGAGGGGCACGAAAACTTTAAACGGTCCTGCACCTTCCGCTCCCAGGCCGAGCAAAACGCCCTCTGGAAGCGTGGCCGATATCCGCTTGACATCGTAAATGCCGCATACACGTCAGTCGGCCTCGCGCCGATAACCGAAAACGAGAACAAACGCCCGGTCACCTGGAAGGCTGTATCGGATCATACGGCTCGTGAGGCGGTTGATTATTACCAGGCGCTCCCCGGCATAGCCAATTACGATATTAAGGTCGATGTAGATGACGACAAAATCCCTGACTGGCAGGAATTTGTCCGGATCGCCGAAGCGTGCGGTCTTGAATGTGGCGGTCGATGGAAAAAGGCCGACTGGCCGCACGTTCAATGGAAGGATTGAACTGCATCATGAAAACAGGAAAGCTGCGGCG